GCCCTGTCTTTACTGGCAGATACCACAAGAAACTTTAGTTGTGGGTCTATCCTTAATCGCCAAACAACGTAAGTACTTGTAATCCAACTTTTACCTACACCACGAAACCCCTGTATAATCTTTCTTCTAGCCCCATGTTGTAGATATTCTGCTATATCTAGTTGAACAGGTGTAGGGTCTGGTAGGTTTAGATGTCTCCAAGTAACAATTAAGAAATATCTAAAGTCTTGTAGTTTTTCTGGTAAGGGTTGCAATTATTAATCTGTAAGAGGGATAGTTTCTAAGTCTGGTAAGTTATTCATTAGCTCTGTCATTGGGTTATTTTCTACAGGAATACACTCGATACCATTATCTTTTAAAAATTGTCTAGCTACGTTTAAGTCTCCTGCCTTTGCTTCGCCACAACGTACCTTATCTAGCAGTTCTTTAGCTAACTCATAGTGCAAAGTCTTCATTATTTTTAAACTTTTATCCATGATTAGTCTTGTTTTAAATTAATATAATCACTTCTGATCTGTATTGCCAGATAGAAGATACTTAATTTTACCAAAGAAACTTAGTTTTCTTACTTTTTTGTATAGTCTTACACCTCTTTCATAACGCATTACTTTAGCTTCTATCTCTGATATACGCATTATTGCAGCAGTAAGCAGCATATCTTGTAGTTTGGTGTATTTAACTAAGTCTAAACAATACGCTTTTATAGCTTCTTCAGATAATTCTTCTGTTTCACGTTGTTTTTTTAGTATTTCAAACTCTATTTCTGGCGGTGGGTTGCCGATTAGAACCTTAAAAAACTCTTTATGGTTCATATTAGTTCATCTTAGGAAACAACTGCTGCTCTAACATATCCACAGCACGATCATCTAGCGTGTTGCTAGTTTGTTTGCATATAGCTCTAAGCAGATCGACTACTAATCTCTTTACAGCAGTAGTGGTAAAGAATTTAAGTAGTATTGGTTTTAACAGTTTGAGCATAATAATCTTGTGTTACTTTCCAAACATAGCTACATTGTTAGTATTAGACAAGAGTTTGCACTTCTATGGAAGATCAAGAAGAAAAAGAAGGTACTGATTGGGGAGAAATCTTTGGTCACGCTGTCCGATTTATGATTCTTTGCTGGTCGCTTGCAATGATGACTCTTGGATACATGGATAAGATCCGTAATGATGGTGCTTTTTTAGCAGGTTTGACCAGTGGGGTCTTAGGTTCTTATGGTATCAGCGTGAACAAAAAGAAACCTAATAACGCTGCTAAGATAGTAGATAACAAAGACACTAATGTAGGTATCAAATGAAGAAACTATTATTACTAAGTTTGTTTTTAGTAGCACCCTGTTACGCAAACGGAGTGCCAACGTGGACTACTGGTTCAAGTAATAGAACTGAAAACACTACACAAACCATAACTCGCAGCGTAGTCACAGAAAAATATGGCTCTACTATAAATACTTGGGAAGGTTCTAATATAAGTGTAGCTGCTTCAGCAGGTATCTCTGGGGGAGATGCAGTATTTACAGTTGCAGACAGTACAAAAGATTGGTCATTAAATGTGACTTCGAGGGCGTCAGGTTTAATGATTGAAAAGATTACACAGAATGACACGATCAACACTACTAGCGTTATCACTTCTTTGTCTGTCTTTAGTCAGTAATAAAGCTAGAGCCGAAGGCGATACAAACGTACAGGCTCAACCTAATGCTGTTGGTAATTCTAGTATTATCAACCAGAATATGAATATTAATAATGGAATGACAGGTAAACAACAGTTTGGAAACTTAGTTTGTAGTCAACCTACTTTGGCTGTAACTCCTTTTTATACAGGAAATGATGCACAGGGCGAAGAAACTTATTCTATAAACGAAGGTTGGGGATTACAAATGAGTTTTATGATACCTCTGGGAGATAATCAAACTTGTAACGACTTAGCAAAAGTAAAGCTAGACCTAGCCAAAGAAGAACTAGACAAACAAGTGCATGATAAACACCTCGTTCGTATTTTGAAATGTCAGCAGCTTCACGCATCAGGCTACATGATAAACCCTGCTTCTAAATACGCATACATCTGTAGTGATGTCATTAATATACGAAGTTATGTAAAAGCCAACGCAGAAAAATTTAAAGGCGACTGACGCTCTGTAGAGGAGTTACGAATTTAACAAGTTACCACTTGTGTTCGTTTCATAAATCCGTTGACCACTGCAAGGGCATTGACGGAATCTTGAGTTCATCTTAAAGAAAGTTCCCACAATATTTAAGAGAGATCAAGCAGGTCTGGTCGCCTAAACCTTAGTATATCTTATTTTTTTCTATCTGCAATTTCTTTCTTAAGTACTTTAGTAAACATCTTTTTAAATGTTTTCTTGATAAAAGCTAAAACACTTTGCATAGCAATACCACCTGCTACTGACACAACGCTTGCTGTACCTGCTGCTATTACACTTGACGCTATGACCTCTGGTGCAGGTATAGGCATTTCTCCAAAAAAAGGTATATTAAATGTAGCTATAGCTTCTTCAGTTGATAAAGTTTCTTTGGTGTTTGGCAGGTTTGTCGGTATTGTCTCTGGTGTTACTTCTAACGCTTCCTCCTTTGAAGATGCTTTTTCTTCTTCAGCAGAAGATTCCTGACCTCCCAAACCCGACTCTACCTGTTCCAGACTTGGAAGAAGTACAGGGTCTAGATATGGAATCTCTGCCACAGGTGGATAAAAAATTGTTTTAGGCGGAACGAGAATATAATCTGTATCTGGTAAATCAGGTAGATTTATTTCCATTCTTTTTCTTTGCTTTTGCTAATTTAAGCAATAGAAAATCTTTCTTGCTAATCTTGCCATCTTTATTAGCATCAATTTTTTTTTGATTTCCTTTTAACATGATTAAGGTGTTGCAGATTTATCTGCTATTAGTTTAGCCTTCCACGCAGCTTTTACATCAGTAGTCCAAGCTGCTGTGCATATTGCAGATACTTCTGCTGGTTCTTTTGATAAGTCAGTATCAACTAAATTATCAGAAGCATCTAACGTACCAGCTTGCAATACATACCTCATAAATGATCTTGTAAGTTCAACACCATCTTTTTTGATGACTGTTGCTTTGCGGACTTGCACCGCTTTGTATTGACCGACAATTTCTATCTTGTCGTATTCGATTGATTCTGTAAGTGCCATTAGGATTAATCTCCAATTAAAACAGGTTTAGGCTTAGTTTATAGACATAGCTCGGTCTATGCTGTTGTGTAAGTTATAGTTGTAAATATTCTATGAGTAGTATCAGTTCCATTAATATGATTATGTCTAACAGCGTCATAATCGCCAGTTCCATGATCGTAAAAACGAATAGTTGTACTACTAGCTCCAACATAAGAGATTATGTTTGCAGCAATAGTAAATTTTGCGGTAAAACAAGCACCTACACTAAGCCCTGCTCCACCTTGACTATCAGAAGTAAAAGGTAAGCCTGTAAAATATAAGGATGTATTACTTGAATTATCGCTAAAACCATACGCAGAAAAAGATATAGTACATAAATTACCAATTTTTGTATATCTTGGACTATAAATATTAGTAGTTGAACCAGAACCTATTACAGGTGTCCAAGTCCCTTCTTCATAGTCGTCAAGTGCGTTAGCTGCTGAAGTGTCTCCGTTAAAGGTTATACCTCCACTAGGAAGCAGTCTTATTATTTCATTTGGATTACCAGTTTCAAATGCCATAGACGCATCATTTGCGTTCTGCCCACCATATACTCTTATTCTTGCTTGAGTCTCTTTCGATCCACTATATTTTCCGCTGAATGTAATACCAGCACCCCAACCGCCATTAAATGAATTATAAAGATTAAGTTCAGGATTTAAGTATGCGTTTTGATTTTTTTCAAGAGTTAAGCTAGTTCCATTCCAAAGTAATCTATCTTCACCTTCTAAAGTATTAGCAGTATCAGAGCCAGTAATAATTCTGCTATCTGCGTTGTTATTTATTGTTGTACCTGTAACAGTTTCAAATGTAGGGTCTGCTCCGTTGTTTGCTCGTAAAAACTTACCATCGTTAGATGATGTACCGTGTTCTAGTTTAGCTAGTGTTACTGATGCGTCTTGTAATATAGCTGTTGTTACGGTGTTAGCAGCAATATTAACTGTTGAAACTGCATTGTTAGCCAGTTCACTATTTTCTATCTGGTTTGCAGGGATTTTTGCTTTTGTTATGGCATCATCTTTGACACCATCTGTTGATACTTTTGTTAATGCCATAATAGTGTTTAGTAAAGGCTTAGTTTATAGACGTAGCTTCGGTCTAAGTAGAATGAAAATGACCACCACCAATAAAATATCTACTAGCTTGATTACTTCCATTACCTCCTGTAAAATTTGCACCATTAGATGAATAACAGTCAGCATTATCACCATATATATAAAGTGAAGGAGGGTCGTTGTCTGGTGAGGCACTTGCTATATTATGATAAGTTATAATTCCATGACCTCTTTTATAATTAGAATTATCTTGAGTAAATGGAAGGCTAACTCTTAGCCGACCTCCGTTTGTATCATTACTTCCACTCCCGAACTGTATATAAAAATTAAATTCAACAAGAGTGCCAATTTTTCTATAGAATCCATTTTGAACTGAATAAGTAAGTCCAGAATCAAATCCATGTGTCATAGTAGGAGTGTAAGTACCTTCTTCATAATCATCTAACTCATTTGCAGAACCAGTGCCACCTATAAATATAGACATTAGTTTACCTCCGTTAGATTGAACTTATACTTTTTGCCATTGCGTTTGTTAATCAAGAATAAATCATCAGCACCTTCCTGTATAGTATAACTTCCCCAAGTTTTGTCCACATCATTAGCACCACCTTCGTTAGATAAGTTAAGGTCATTGGTGTAGATGTTTCTCCAACGTCTTACTGTAGAACCTAAATCAAAAGTATTGTTAGCTGCTGGTACTAAATGTCCATCATTTTGAAGTGTTAGTCTATGAGAATCATTAGTATAAAAATATATAGGTTTACTTTGACGAACAATAAGGTTAGCGGAAGTTGTATCAATTCCAAAATGGAATCCATGATTAAATAAACTTGTACCATCATTAGCAGCATAGGTACTTACATAAGCCTGTGATGGAGCAGCAGCTTGAAATACATAAGTGTCGTTATCTGTAGCAAAAGTAGTGCCACTAGGAGCAGCGTGAACGTTTCCAGTAATACGAAGTCCTGTTGATTTTGTCTCTAATTTTGTATTACCAGCGTAGCCTACTGTAACTGCACCATTTAAATTAGCAACAATATAGTTTTGACCAGCAGATTGCCCTGCTAACGAAATACTATCAGATTGTAGATACAAATAACCTGTACTATTTTTAATATATGTGTTTACACCTGTATGGTATAGTTTTAAATCTGCACTAGCTCCAATTTTTAAAACATCATCAGTTGATCCGTCACTAGAATCACCAATTAAAATATTTTTAGTATTTACATCTAAGTCACCTCCTAACTGCGGTGAACTGTCATTTACCAGATCAGTATTTACTGCTGCAAAACTTAAATTACCATTGCTATCTGTTTTTAAAAATGCACCATTAATAATAGCTGAAGGGAACGTAAGAGTATAACTTTGCCCTGCACTATGAGGTGGGGATTTTAGTTTTATGCCATGACTATTCTGACTACAGTTAAGTTGTAAATATCCATCAGAAGAACCATCTCCTTTTACAATAACACCAGCAGTAGATGATGTAGATACAAGGCTCAGTTTGCTACCTGCAATATCAGCAGAGTTTGATATGTCTGCATTTACAATACTTCCATCAACAATCATTGCAGACGTTACTGTGTTGTTGCTTGGTGTACCAATGTTTACAGTAGAACCAAGAACTATCGCAAAGTAATCTGACCCACTAGCAGGTGCAGCAGCTAACTTAATTGTGCTGCCAGATAAAGCAAATCCCTCTGAAGGTGTAGATGTACCAGCATTAGGTTTTTGTATAACACCATTAATACTTAAGATTATCTGCTGTGCATTACTTGGTGCGTTTGTAATAGTAAAGTCCTGTACGCTTCCATTAAATGCAGGGCTAAGTGTAGATATAAAGAAGTTACCAACAGATTGTGCTTCTTCATAAGCACCTGATGTTGCGTTATATACTAATAACTTTTGAGTAGAAGTATTAAATATTAAATCGCCTGCATCATTATCACTTGTAGGGTTTGTTGATACGACTCTATATCTATTACCAAAATCATTTATATCTTCTGATAGCTGTAAAACATCTGTTTCTTTTGCTAGTAGCTTGTGATAGTTATATATCTGACTTGCACCTGTAGAACTGACAAGCAAGCCTAATTCATTAGATAATGTCTTATTTCTTAGACTTGTAGGAAAATTATTTATAGTTACGTTATCGCTTCCACTACCTACTGTCCTAGCGTTTGTTGCAACCCCAGAACTATTTATAACTAAGCCATCAGCATTACTGATACTAATAACAACACCTGATACTGGCTGTGTTGCAGGGAAGTTATCTTCATCTGCTATAACTTCTAGTCCACCAACAGGTGCTATCTGGTTAGCAACAAAATCTACAACAGCACCAGAGGTAGGAAAGTGACTATCACTATTGGTAATAGTAGTCTGCTTAGACATTCCTGATACTTGGTTTAAATCAGTAGTAGAACCTGTAAAACCATCTAGTTTATTTAGTTCACTTGTGTTTGCAGTAACACCATCAATAACTGTTTTTTCTGCATCTGTAAGAGCATTTGTATTACTGTTTGATTCGTATAAAGTCTTGATCTCACTAGCAGTTTGATCGTCTTTAGCATTTGTTTCAACGCTAGTTAACTTAGTTTTTTCTGCATCTGTAAAAGCGTTTGTATTTGAGTTAGCTTCGTATGCAGTTTTGATTTCTGCATTAGTTTGATCTGCGGTAGCACCATCTTCTACGTTTATCATAGTGCGTAAATTAGCAGGTGTTATTTCTTCTACTACCCCTGCACCACTAGAATCTCTACCTAATACTCTGTCTGTAGCTGATACGTTTTGTAGTTTAGAATATGTAACTGAATCATCTGCAAGTTCACTTGTATTTACTGAGTTAGCTGCAAGATGACTAGCATCAAGAGGACTACTAGCTATAAGAGTTTTTATTTCTGACGCTGTTTGATCTGCGGTAGCGTTGGATTCAATATTATTTAATTTTGTATGATCTGCGTCAGTAAATACGTTACTATCACTTGCACTCTCTACTAAAGTTCTGATCTCTGCTGCTGTCTGATCTGCAGTTGCATTTTCTTCAATACCACTTAATTTATCTGTAATCTCTTGTTGAGCAAATAATACTTGGTTTGTATTGTTATCTAAATCTTGTTCAGTAAGTACACTACCATCTTGGAAATCAACAGCCTTTGTACTAATAGATGTATCTCTCTGAAACTTTATTGCTGCACCATTAGCAGGTACATTGCCACTTGTAAAAGTAACTGTAGAACCGCTTATAGTGTAGTGTGTGCCTAGTGTTTTTGTAACTCCTGCAACAGTAACATCTATATCTGAAGTAAGAATGTAACTAAAACTAATTGAAAAATTTACTTCAGTTCCATTTCCTGTATGGTTAGTAAACGTATTAGTGGTGTTGGTTGCCATAGCTTAGAAATTAGTTTTAAGGATTTCAGTAGTTGTGTTTTTACGTTTAGCTGATTCCCATAGTAATAGGTCTTGAATCCTTTTATCATATTGTAATTTCTTTTCTTTAGATAGTCCAGTTACACCTTTTGGTAATCCTTTGCTAGTTATAAATGCTTCTTTAGCTGCTTTTTTATATCTTGTATGTATAGCACTTAGTAATGAACCTAAATCATCTCTTGCTGCATCTATAATATCTACTCTCATACTATCGTCAAAGTCAGCGTTTAAATAAAATTCATTACCTGTTAATCTAAACAAATCTCTTCTCTCTTCATTTGAAATAGGTTTACCTCTTTGATTGCTTAATGCACCGATTAAATTTAAAAGTCTTATACCCGCAGGACTTGTTAATAATTGATTCATTGCATCATACATTCTCTGTCTTTTACCACCTTCATACAACTCAATAAAAGCAGTTGCAGATATTAAGTTTGCTAATTCATCTGAATCTAAATATATTCCATTACCACTTCTATCTTCTGATTTTAATACATCTGTTGGCGGACTAAACTCTTGACCAACTGCCTGTAAAGCAGTTAAGACTAAATCATTATTTGATAATGACTTTTGTGACCAACCACTTGTAAAAGGATTTAGTTCATCTTTACCAAAACCTACAGGTATTTTTATAAACTCTCCTGTTATGTGATGTTGCATTGGTCTTGCCTTTGCATTACCAAAAGGTGTTTTACCTGATACTTCATTAATAAGTCTTGCCAACATTATCATTGGTGCATACTTAGGACTTGGTTGACCATCTTCTCCAACAAACTCTCCTGACGCTATCTTTCTATCCATTCTGATATTGCCTGACTTGTCTTCATCAAACAAACCTGAGTTGATTGCACTCTTGACATTTTTTGCCAAACCACTTAAAGGTGTAACTAAAGTTGCAAGTCTGTTCATTAGATAACCATTAAGACTAGATTCGTTTCTCATAACTTGTACCAACTCTGTAATACCTCTTAGATAAGACTTGTCAGCTAAGTTGTTATACATAGCAGCCATAGCAACCTGATATAGACTATCTTTTTCTAATTGTGCTTCTTCTCCTAACAGTCCAGTAACTTTTGCTAAATCTGCTGACGTAGATAAGAACATTGCAAAAGGGTCTAACCTTTTATAGCTAATATATTTATAAGCAAGTTTGCCATCTGCACCTCTTACATATTTTACGTCAGGCAATTCAGGGTGTGATATTACTTCATAACCTTGACCTTCTAATCCATACTTTTCTATATCTTCTTCCGTAACATGAAGTCTAAAGCTATAAGGTAAAAATCCTGTAGCTAATAATTTTTCTCTAGCTGCTTTGTTTGCAGGTAATCCACCTGTTATAGCTACTCTTGCTGTTGGGTCATTAAGACTAAACGCAGCAGTAATTCCTACACCCCAAAACATACCACCTGTTATTGTTCTACCTTTAGCTATAGCTCTTACACTTGCATCTGAAGATGCTAGTTCTTCTGCTTGTTCTTTTACAAAAGCAAAATTTTCTTTTAGTAATTTACTTTTAGCTAGATAAGGTGTTAAAGGAAATGATTTACCAAATTGTTTTAATAAGTTTAAAGGAGTTCTAACAAAAGGAATTATCTGACGTAGCAAAGGCTGATCGTTAACTAAGTCTTGTATAAACTTGCCTGATGTACCTTTCATCAAGTCTTCAGTAAAAGTTGCTTCCTGTGCATATTGTCTAGCTTTTTTATATAACAAAGCATTTTGTTTGGTTAATTTACCAAGCATTGATTCCTTATTTACAACATTAATTATTTTTTTAAACTCGCCTTCTATATATTTATTATATGAATCGTTATCTTTGAATTTCATCTTACTAGCTCTTTCCCAAATCTCTGCTCTAATAAATGCTCTAAAGTTTACTTGCTTAAAAAATTCATCTTCTGCCATAAGAAATCTTTGTGGCAAAGTATAAAAACCATGTATTGCTTTTATTCCAAATCCTCTTTCAGATACATCTATAGCGTTAAGTTTTGACATATCAACAGTCTGGTTAGCAGAGTCAATTATATTTGCATTGTTCATAAATGCTTTTCCTGCCATATACATAGACTCAAGACTTGCAGTAGTCAAATAATACAAATCTTTTATTGCTCTTTTAATTATTGCAGGGTCTCTTTCTGCTAGTCCACCAAAACCTTTTTGTAATGGTCTTACTGCTGTATTTAAAGCAGTAGAAATCATATTGACCTGATGAGTTATTGGACTAGACAAAATAGAATTTATAAATAATTCATTAGTAATTTTTATAACAGGATTACCTGCTTGTGCTTTTAATATCATCTTCAATGCCTTTGGATTAGTTGCTGCTAAATGTAGTTGCTGAGTAACTTTCATTAACGCTTTAGTATCTCCTGAGTCTGCTAGTTTTAATATCTGATCTACTGTAAAGTTTCCTAGTGGGTCTTCTATATTTTGTAATTCTAATAAACTTTGACCATCAACTTTTTTAGGTAATCCTGATGCGTCTAAACTTTTAAGATCACTTACTACTCTATCTGCATTGCTTGATTTTAAATAATTATCTAAACCTCTTGGTAAATCTCCTGATGTTTTTTGCATTACTGCAAGAGTTTTACCTATTTCACTACCAAAAGCATTTTTTATATTTAAAGTATCGCTTAAAAATTTAAGAGTAAAAGCAAAATCTTTTTTTAATACGTCATATAAATCTCCATTCATACTGCCTGATTTGCTAAGTTTTAACATTTCGTGCAACTGACCAGACAAATCTCTTAGTACAATTCCTGACTCTAAAATCAAATCATTCATTGCAATAACACTAGCTTGTAAATCTATTTCCCCACCTGCACCATATCTTTCTACAAAATCAGCAAGAGCATTGTATGTATCTAAAGGTAGTTGTGTTCTAGCCTTTTGAAACATATTGTCTAATGACCTTACATTTTTTTTATTAGCTTCTTTAATAACTGCTGCTCTTGCATTTATATATTCAAAGACTGCGTTAGGGTCAGTACGACCTTTCATATCTACAAAAAACTTTGTATATAAATGATGAGCATTAAATGTTCTTGTTATCTTAGAACCTTTTAGTGGTACTCCAAATAATGATTTACCTTGTCCACCAACTGTATCTGTAAAATATTTTTTTAATTTTTTACTTGTTTGTAAATTTTTTTTATAGTTATTAAGACTAACTAAAAGGTTATTATCAACATTATCAACTTCTATTTTGTTTATATCTCCACCATTTTTCTGTAGTATGTCGTTTAATTTTGCAATAATAACTGATCTTCGTTTAGGATTTTTCTTCATGTTGTAGAACTGCTCCATTACAAAATCAACTAACTGATTGCCATTTTTACCTGCTAATTCTTTTGTAATATCTTTGATGCCAAACAATGTCTGTAAAGTTTTATCTCCTATACCTTTAACAACCTTACCTGCTACAGGTAATCCTTTTCCTATAAGTCCTTCTCCAACAACAAAACCTTGCATTACTGCTGTTAGTCTTCTAGCTGCTTTTTCAAATTCATCTGCATCTGTTTCAGGTGTAGTTAAGAAATCTAAAACAGGACTAGCCACGTCAAATCTGTCTTCTATAAAATCAAAGAAGTTAGCGTCATAAGGGTCTGTTAATGATGCGTCAACAACACCACCTGCTATTGCATATCTAAATTTTTTAAGACCTATTTTTTTAAGACTTTTAGCAACAAGTCCTGTTGGTATAATCCATTGACTTATAGCTTTTGATATACCATAAACAGCACCTTCATCATCTTCAAACTCTCCACCAATAGGACTTTTAAACCCAAAGTTTGTACTACCTTCTTTGTAACCTATCAAGTCAAAATCAGCAGGTCTGCTTGAGTTATACAGATCGCCCATTACTAAATCTAAAACATCATCTCCAAACTCATATAACTCATTAATACTTGCTATACGACCATTTATAAGTCCTCTAATAATTTTGCTTGTAACTGATTTTTTTAATACTTTATCTGCTTCAGCGTATCTTTCTTTACTTTGTTCTCTAATTTTTTCATTCTCTTTTAGCTTTTCGTTGTACCAATTTTTAAGACCACCAAACCATGATGTTTCTTCTGTAGCAGGTTTATCTAAAACATTAATATTTTCTGAGTTATTAATTTCTTTAGTTGCTAATTTATTTGTTTCAGTTTCAACTCTGTTTACTTCTATTTTTTGTTCTTCTTTTTTTGATAAATCTTTAGTAACAACTTCTGGCTTTTCTTCTTCTACTATTTCGTTAACAACTTTATCGACATCAATATCTACCGCTTCTCCTCCTGTCTGTGTTTCAATAAGTTGTTTTACTTCTTCAGACATTTAGTACAAGGGGGGTTCTCTTTGAGCATCTCTAATGACTTCTAATACCAGTTTAATGTAATCTGAGTCAGTAGCATAGCCATTATCTTTTAATAGTTTAACTGCTTTCTCAACTGTATCTACTGTAGAAATACCTTTTCTGTCTAAATAATTATCATTCCAGAATTTTTTGTAGTGTTCAAGTGATTCTCTTATACTCTCAAAGTTTTTAAAGTGTGCCATCACTCTTACCTTCTTACCATTTATTTCTTCAAATGTAGGTGCTAGTGTTGACTGACCTGCATCTATCTCAGACTGTGTTGCTTTTATACCAAAGTAATTATTTTTACCTGTAACGCTTAGTCCATGATCTGATTCTACAGAGAATTGTGCTGCTACTATTTCAGGGAATTTTATACCAACTTCTTTAGCCAACTTGTAGATAACAGGGAAGTTTGCTTCCATACGTTTTACTCCACTAGGTTCTTTATTAATAACTACCTTTGTATCTGTTTGTTCTCCTATCTTTCTACCTTCTAATGGGAAGGCCATAGCTATAAGACTGCCATCTCGTAAACCTAAGTTTGGAGTTACATCACTTCTTACTTCAGATAAATCTTGACTTGGTAAAAAGTCTCCTACTGTTGTTGTTGGT